TACCATTGAAACTTACACCATAATGTGTAGCGATAACGTCAAACAACTTTTTAATTTTTACTACTGGAAATAATTCGTTATAAGCAATTCTTCCATTTGTTACAGTTATGTCATCTGTACCACCACCTGTGTTAGTCCAATATCTTGAAGAACTTATTAAAGGGTATCTTACGTCATAGTCTGTTGTGTGGTCTGTAATTCTATTGTAAACTTCTGCACCAGTATAAGTGTGGTCTAATGTGCTTAAATCTACATCACTTAACATATCTTCGCCAAACTTATCTTTTAAGCTTGTTACATCACCATAAAAAGTTACAGAATAACTATCTACTTTTCCGTCTTTTAGATTCGCTTTTTCAAGTTGTATTTTACCAGTTCTAAATGCAGTTAAATTTAATTCAAGTCGTGCGTCTTTTCGTATGTTTACGTCATAGCTTGAAAGTGTACCACCAGCACTTGTAGGGTCGTAGAACTCTAAGTCTGAATTGTACCAATGCTGAAAAACTTTATTATTGTGCTTTGTCGCTGGTACTGTAAACGACTGACTAAAATCTGTAAAGACTTTTGAAATATCACTTATGTTTTGTACGGTGCTATTCAAGTTTACTTGTTCATCATTAAACAAGTCAAGCATAACACCCTCTATATATATTTGTACCTTTCGCATTATATTACAGAATTAATAGCGTCAAAAGCGTAGTTAAAAGTCAATTGATAGTTAGCTGGTTTTTGTTGGTTAATACCTTTTTGTTTTTGTAAGCTTTTTGTATTACACAAAACTGGTAAGTCATCAATTATTATTTTTTCGCTTAACATAATTTGTTGTATAGTTTCAAAATAACTTTCTTCTACGTTGCCAGTATTTACACTTATACTTTCTTGACCGTTATTATTAAAACCTTTTCTTTGTCCTTGTATAGTGTTATAATTATGACTACTTGACTGCATTAAATTAGCTGTACTTTCTTTCGTGTTTATGTTGTTGTTAGATACCTTAAAGAAAAATTCACGTTGCCAATATCCAGCTTTATTTACAAAGTCAATATTTACTGGTGTGTATTTTGGCTCACATACTGGTTTAAAGTTCCAAGTACCTAAAAGTGTTGGTGAACCACTTGTGATACTTTGCCACAATTCTAATTTATTACCGTTACCATAATAACCAACCCAAACCGTAGGCACGTCATAAATAATAGACGTACTTGCAAATGGTGTATTGAATTGTGTAGTGCCACCAGTAACTAAATCTGTGTATCTAATACTATCTACGGTTGAAGCATTTATACCAATTATACCAGCTCTATCACTTGCCACACTTGCTGGTGTGTTATTAGTATTATATTTATAGTAGTAAGTGCCTTCTTTTAATGTAGCATATCTTGTACTACCGATAACATAGTCAGCGTTTGTTGGGTTCGCACCTTCTGAATAATATCCGTAACCGTCTAAACACATATACGAATTTGTATCTAATAGTGTAAAGTTTCCAGCAGTAGTTTCTTTGTATCTTTTAATTTGTACTAATACATATTGGTTGTTAGCACTTGCAGCAATACCACTTGTAGTTGGTAAAGTTCCAATTGCAGTTTGCCTGGTTGTAAATTCTAAATAGTCACGACAATAAGGTGACACATCATAGTACATTTTAAGGTTTGTACTTGAAGGTACTTTTTTAGTAAGTGTGTATTGTGGGTTCGCTGGTGCTGAACCAGTATAATAAAAAAATAATTCTACTTTAGAACCAACTACACTTGATTCGTCTATTTCTATAATGTAAGGTGAACGTGCAAATATATTAGCCATAATATTGTTTAAAGTTTTCGTCTATAATTGATAGTAGTAAGTTTTCCATATCTAAACCGTACTTGTCTATAAGTTCTTCAGGTAATTGCTTGTAAGCTTTTTCAAATGGTTTAGTAAAAAACATAGTTGGTTTGATTCCTTTTTCAAATATACTTCGTGCTATTGCAAAGTTTAAACCTTTACGACTTTGAAATTTTCCTTTAACGTCACGTGGTGCTATTCCTTTTCTTACAGTCCATTTGTCAAATGCTTTTGGTGGTGGCATTTTATTAGTGTAAGCAAAGTTGTCTAAAGACTTACCACCTTTTGTACCTTTCACACCCCTATCTTGATAAAAGCCGTATTCGTTCATTTCAAAAAATACTCTAATACTATTTGGCATTTGTTTGACATCACCTTTTATTGACTTGCTTAAATCACCACTTGTGTTTTGTTTGGTTAAATTATCTTTTGCAGCTTGAACTACTTTTTGTTCAAAATCCTTTAAAGCTTCCAGTAAAAAATTAGTTTCAGACATCACAAACGGTCATTGTGTTAGGTGTGTTTATGTTTACGGTCATAGTCCAACCAGCTAACTTATTTTCGAATCTATCTATAAATGGCTCTACATTTGGTGAACCTTCTACTTGGTAATTGTCATCATATAAATTACCACGTCTTAATTTTTCGTATAGTCTATTAAGTACACTTATTTGTGTGTTTAGTATGTCTTGTTCGTTGTCGTTACCTCTAAAGTTGTCTGTTGTTTCGTCTTTTGATATGTCTACAATATCCATAGCCATTATAGAAACATTATACTGTATAACATTATCTACAAATGTTGCACTATTAACCATAATGTGACATAAAGGAAATATAGTTTGCTTTGATAAGTCTATGCTAAATATATCACCTTCACTTACTGTGTTAATTAAAGGGTCATTATTTAGTTCTGTTTGTAACTTTGTTAAAATTTCGTAGTACATATTATTTTTTTAATTGTCGCTGCATTTCGTTATATTCAATATTTCTTTTTTGCTTTTCAAAAGTAAGCCAGGTAAGACAGTCTTGTATAGGTAGTCTGGTGACATCTCTAAACCCTTGAAGTTTTCCGTTAGCAATTGCATATATTGATTGATACCAACCCCATCTTTCTGCAAATTGAGTTCTTTCGCTAAAGTCTGTTTCATTTCCTTCGTCATCATCTCGCTTTTTAAAAATGTCAGCAAACTTTGAAGTAAGTCGTTTGTTAAAGTCCAAAAAAAAACCTGCGAACCTAACACTACACCTAAAGGTGCAAACTTCATTACTTCAGCATATGAATTAGTTCCGTTGTATTCTTCTATTTTGTATTTTTCTTTTCGTCTTTCTGTAATAGGTCTGTACATTACTGCCATTGCTTTATGCCAGTTTTCTACCTTGTCAAGATTCTGTGTTAAGTCTATGTACTCACCAAAAGACATATTTTCTAAATCTGTAATAAAACCAAATTCAACACCTTGTAAAGTAAACTTGTGTTGAAAGCTTGGTTTGTTCTTAAACATTTCTGAAAGGTGTATAGTAATTTCTTTTACATCTGACCACTTAACACTAAATACATCACGTAGTCTTAAACCACAAAATATTTGCACCATTTTTTGACATAAAAATTCTTCGTCATTCGTCTTTTCGTAGCTATCCATAAATTGCTGATAGCTTTTTAATGGTATTTCGTTAAGTTCTGTTGGTACTAATATTTCAGCTTCCATATCTATATAACTATTTTTCTTGTTTTTGTATTACCTAATGTGGTAAGTTCCGTAATTCTTATTGCTTAGGTTTTCTTGTTCGTGGTAACGTAGTGCGTCTATTAAATGGTCTTGACCACCTTTTGGTTTGTTTAGTTGTTTACCAGTCTTGTCTGTGTCCCAAACATAACCTCTTAGTTCTTTTATTAAATTAAGACTTGTAGACGTTATTAAATATTCCTGGTTCTGCATTAATTGAATACCAAATAAAATACTATCCTTGCCTTTTGTTGCACCTTTAATTTGATAACCTAACCTACGTATTTCTTCTATACTTTTTGGTTCAGCACTATCTGCTATTACTAATTCGTGTTTTGGTAGTTTCTTGGCTACTTCTTCATTTACTAATCTTGTTTGGTAACATACTTCGTTTACTATTCTTTTACCGTTCCATAAGTACACTTCAACAATTGCAGTAGGGTCAGCAGAATATCCAAAGTCTAAACCATAACCTAAAAGCTTTGCGTCTTGTGGTACTTCGTCTATTTGCTTCCAGTTGTCAAACACTACACCTTGTAAGTTGCCTATCTCACCAAGACCATAAACAGACCACCAATTTTTCCAATATGCAGAAGTCTTTGCTTTTTCTTTTGCCTTTTCTATTTCAAAGATTATGTTTTCGTCAAGTGCTTCATTATCTAAATAGTTTAGCTTTAAAAATTCAGCGTTACTATCATTGACTAATTCGTGTACCCAAAATTCATTGGAAGGATTGAAGTCTAAATATACTTCGTCTTTAGTTCGTATAGCAAGTTCATTATACATTTCAAAAGTTACGTTATTACATTCGTTAATATAAAGTATGTCACGTCTTGCACCACGTAACCTGGAACTATCGTCAGCAGAAAAGAACTCTATAAATGAACCATTTGTAAATTGATATTTCAACAAGCTTCTGTTGAAAAGTTGTTCACGGTATCTGTGTAGTCCTTTAAGTAATTTTATGCAGTCACGAATACAACCACGTCTTAGGTGTGGTATTGATTCACTAACTACACTTATTTCTAAGTTAGGTATTTTTATAGCTTTGTCAATTAGTAGTATTAGAATAGAAATAGTCTTACCAGCACTTGTGCCACCTTGTACTATTTTAATTCGTTTTTCTAACCTACTTATTTTGTTTACTGCCGTTGTCCTTTGAAACATCTATATCAGGAAATATTGGTTGTTCAAATATTGTTTGGTCAATCTGTTGTATAGGTGCACCATATCCACTATCCATTAATGCTTTGTATGCGTTTACATCACCATTACGTGCTTTCTTAATTAAAGCTAAAGACATTATATCTTCTTGTGATAATGTTTCTTCTTGGTTAGTTAATGGGTTAAAATACTTTTGATTAGATTCTAACCAACGCTTTGCTATTGTGCTTCTATTCTTACTGCCTTTTGGTCTTCCATTTGGGTTGCCACTTTCTCCAGGTTTCCACGCTGGTCTTAAATTTTCTTCATTAGCCATATCTTCGGTATTTTTTCGGTGTACACTTATATAACTACTTTTGTTTGTTTTCGTATTCCAAGTAAACACTTCTTAAACGATCCACCATATCTCTTACACAACTTGAACAACTACTTGCAGCACTTTTTTTGTTGAATACTCTATTGTAAATTTTTCTTAGTTCTGCTTGTTCATTTGGTGTAACTGTACTACGTTCAATAGCAAACCAACCACTTAATATATGGTATTCGTCTTCTTGTAGACATTTGATATTACTA